TGGCTTCATCAGCACCAAAGCTTTCTTCTTCAACCTTTTCACCTTCTTCAGTAGTAATTTCAACTACAGAAGAACCTTCAGTTTTGATCATAGTGCCATCTTCCAACTTGTGGTACCCGTCTGGGGCTAAGGTCTCTTGACCTTCCTCGGTAACAACCTTTACCTCATCTCCTACCTTCAACTCTTCACCTGGGAATACGATTTTAAACGCTTTGTTTTCATCGTAAACTTCACCAAATGTTTCTTTTGTTTCAGTGTATTCAACAAGATTAAAGTATTGTTTTACCAATTCTTTTAAGTGTTCCTTGTTCATAATTTAAATTATTGGATTATTAGTTTTGTATCAAGTATACATATGAAAAAACCCTCTTTAAAAAAAGTGTGGTCTTGCCGTTTAGCGAGCATATTTATAATAAATTAATAAAAACAAGACAAATGGAAAATCTAAAACAATTCAGAGACACTCGTATTTATGCTTCAAAAGAAGGCGTAGTTTATGCCAAAACTAAAACAGGTAAATTAAGACAATTAAAAGGTAGTATACGTGAAAAAGTAAACTACTGGTTTCATAACATTCAATTTGCTGATGGTTCATTTTTAAACAAATATACTCACCAGATTATAACAGAATGTTTTTTAGGTCCTTGTCCTGATGGATATGAAGTGGACCATATCAATAACGATAAACACGATAATAGATTAGTTAATCTACAATATTTGACTAGAGCAGATAATGCTCGTAAAGGAGTAATTTACAGAATGCAGAAACGAGCTATTTCTTAGCTTGTTGATAGCAGATAGCTGCTGCTTGTTTTGCTGGATATTCACCTCTAAGTTTTCTTATACACTTAGCGATAAATTCATCTTTAGATTCTGAACCACGTTTTGGAATAGGCATATTATTTATTTGTTAATAAGTTGTTGTAAAAATATCCTTCAACACTAAAGCCTTTAACCTTACCTGTTTTAACATATTCGTCCCATACAGGTTTGTTATTCACTTTATACATTCCGTACCACTCACCTTCAACTGGAGTGAAACCATATAAATTGGCTTTATCATTAGTTGGATCCTTAACAATCCAGGTTTCAACTAAATAAACATCATTGACTTTTTGAGCACCATCGTGTTCAATATTTACAGAGTCAACTAATTTATCTTGCATCATTTTGTAAGCTATTTTCTCAATAGTATCTTTTGAAAAGAATACTTGATACTCATCACCATTATCATCAACACGAGGTATTAATTTACCTGGAGTCATTAATGGACCTACTAACATTTGTTTTTCTTTTAATTCAGAAAAATGATCTTTTTTACGTCCACCAGTTGATGCTTCATTTATGTAATTAGGTAATCCTTGAGCATCAATAGCGAATGAATCTTCAGGAACACAATTAGGTACTAAACGTCCGTTTTTGGATTTTAAACCAATTGCTTTATATCCTGGTTGACAAGCGTCCTCTAAACCCTCAAATAAATCTTGTTCAATAACAGCTTCAACTAAGTCTTCTTCAACGTTGTTAAATGAAAACTGTACAGCATAAAATAAGTCATTTGTAACAACATAAAACTTATCTAAATAAGCCATACGTTCGCCTATACGCTTACCTTCAAGTAAATCAGTATTGTACTTAAATTTAGGTAATAAAAATTCTGTATAAGCATTACCAGCTAAGAATATGAAACGGTCTTTATCTACGTTAAAACACTCAGATAAACCAGTATAAACGAGGTCAGCCCATTGTTCACGTGCTTCGGCGTTCATTTCTTTTAACGTTAAATCATACGTTTCAATTACTTGATCTAAATCAACTAAACCATATTTGGCTGATAATATTTTTATGTTATCATCACTTGTTTTTTTACGAGCAAATTCAAGTGACTTTTTAAACAATGGTGAATCATATAATTCAGATGCTGGAGCTGGTCCGTCTGCTTTTTCGTTGGAACAAGAAATTAAGTAAATATCTTTACCAGTTGATTCAAATTTACTAAATTCGATTCCTGCTTGTCTTAGTTTCTTTTCAGCCCAAGGTAAAGCAGCTTCACCACCCCATAACAAATATGAGATATATCCACACGCGCTATAATCTTTTCTTCGTTGTGCTAATTCAAAGTTACCTTTTTGTCTGATAAGGAAGGAACGCATACGTTGAATAGTTTCAATGGATAATTTTTCTCTATTTGCTAATTGTTGCGCCCTTACCTTACCAACTTGTGTTGCGCATTTGTTATTATATTCTTTATTTAATTCAATACCACGTTTAGCAGCATCAACAGCAGCCTGTGGATAATCATTCCAGGTCATTTCTGCCATCGATACTTTATTAAATGCTAAAAAGTCTTGTTCGATTGCAGGTGATTCAACTAATGCTACTGCATCGATACCTGATAGTATTGAATCATCAATTTTTAATTCAACGATTTTCATTTTTAAAATTTACGTTTTTGTTTGATTTTCTCATCAGCTTGTTGTGCCGAAGTGACATCACCAGCTAATACATATGTTTTAATAACTCTTCCTCCAGTTAAGTCTTGACCAACTTGTCCTGTTTGAGATGCTCCTCCAACTCCAGGACCAGCAGTATTTTGAATAGTTGGCAATACTGATCCTGCTTGGAATGTTGGTCTTGTTGTTTGTCCTAAAGCTGCTCCTCCAGATGCAGTTGTTCCTCCACTAACAGTTCCACTGTTAATTATAGCTTTAGCTTTAACAGCGTTAGATAAAATAATAGCAGCATATGAAGCGTATTTAGCAATACCAGCTAAACCACCAGTAACTGCGTTTGTTGGATCAGCTGGAGAAAATGCTGATGCTTGAGCATTTGATAATGCAATGGCTGTATCAACTGCTACTTGAGCTAAACCAAATGCTTTTTGTTGTTTTTCATTTTCACCTGCTAATCCTACTAATGAACCAAGTATTTGAGAAGTGGCATCTAAAACTAACATTTTAGCAGTAGCTAAATCTTTAGCATCTTGTATTTGATCATCAGTTAGTTTTTTGCTTGCTTCTGCTTCTTTTTTCTGTAATTTAAGACGTAAATCAGTTTGTTCATCTAAAATATCAGTTGCATCTTGTTGGTAATCATCATACGCTACTAATAAAGCATTATTTTTTTCAATTTCAAGATCAAGACTTTGTTGATCAAATTCTTCTTGAGTTATTAATCCATTAAGTAAGTTTTGTTTTAATACTGTTTCTCTTTGAGTATAGTAATTGTCTAAACGATCTAATGAATCCTTAAATTCTTGTTCTTGATTGTCTGCAATAAGATCCGCTCGAGTATTTTCAAGATCAATGGCAGCTTGGGTAGCATCAGCTGCTTGTTTATCTGCTTCTTCTTTATCTTTTTTTGCTTGTTTATCTCTATCTGCTTTTCTTTTAGCAGCAGCAGCTTGTTGATCTTTTAATAATTTCTGTCTTGCTGCTTCAGCATCTTTATCAATTTTAATAATGGCATTTAATATTTCAAATTGAGCCGCTAAAGTAGTTGTTTCAAGATTTTTTAATCTTTGAAGTTGAGCTTTTTCTCCTTCAGTTACAGTTTTACCTTCCGCTATTTTTTGATCAATTGTATTTTCAAGTTGAACTTTTTGATTTCTTATTTTCTCTAAATCAGCAACGTTTTGTCTTACTTTAAATTGTAAAATTGTTTTTTCTTCAACTCCTTGAGCCCTAAGTAATCTTACCTGAGCCTCTGTTTGTGTATTAACATCACTTATTTGTTTTTCCAAATCATCATTAGCTTTTTCAAAATCTTCAGCATTATCAGTTGCCAATCCTAAAGCTGAAGCTACAGAATCTAAATTAGTTACTAAGTAAGCTAAACCAGTAATTAATACACCAATACCTAATGATTGTAAAACAGTTCTGAATGATATGGCTGATATTTCACCTGTTTTAAATGCTGTTTTAATTTGTGTACCTAATGCTGTAAATGAACCACCTGTTAATTTATTTAAAGCAATTAAACCAGTTGAAGCATCTCTTAGTCCTCCTACAACTCCAATAATACCTAATAATTTCTTTTCAGCATCTTCAATCGCAGAAGAATCAGCTCCAAATGCTATAAATGCAGATGAGGCAGCAACTACAGCACCTACTACTCCATTAAACGCATCTGCGATAGCTGTTCCACGTTGTTCAGCATCTAAAGCTTCAAATTGTAATTCAATATTTTTAATTCGAGCTGAAACTTTTTGAGCAGCTTGACCTAAATCATTAAATCCTTTTTCACCTTGTTTTACGCCTTTAAACTGTTCTTGTATTCTGCCAAGTTCCTGTTCAAGTTCAGCTACCGATGCTGTGTTTATATCAATATTAAGTTTGTATTCGGCCATGTTGTTATAAATATTTTGTTATCGTATTGGGGAAATGTTAACAATTACTGATGGGGTTTCTGGATAATTAGCTGTAGCAACATCCTCATCTAAATAAACTACAGCCGCGTTTGTTGTTTCCCACCATAATTCAATATAATCATCATCGTTTTGTGCTTGTCCTATAAGTGATAATGTCATTAATTGTGTTGATGGAGTTATTACATCTTTTCTTGGTTGTAATGATAATTTAGTTGTTGAATTTGGATAGTTAGTTCCATTATACTTAATCCAGAAAATAGCATCTTCTTGAGCATTAGATAAACTTGCTACTTGAACTACATACGTTAATTGATATATTCCAGCGTGATCAAATTTAATAGCTCCACTACCAGATAAATTAATATCTAAATTTAAATAAGTTTGATCTATTGATACTACTTGAGGCGTATTATCTCCACCTGAAATAGATTGAGATACACTTGAATAAAATGCCCCATATGCTAATGGTTGAGTTGGAATAAATGAAGTATTAACTGGTTCAGATGTTGTTAACCATCCTCCATTAACTGATTTAATCTTATACTCTGAATTTGTTACAGTTAATGTTTTATCATTTGATCCATCAATCTTTTGTGAACTTGATGGAGTTAATGTAACTGCTGTTCCTACTGTAAATGAACTTGATAATTGGAATCTAAATTCAATTCCATCTAAATCATTAGCATCAGGTAAATAACTATAACTATCGCCTGATGAGCCTGATACTGTATTCCAATCAAATAAATAAAATGGATACTGTTCAGCACTAGCTGTTATTTGTAATTGAGCTCCAGCATACTGATCAACAACATTATATTCAGGAGCAAATCCACTTTGTACAATTAAATTACCTGTTGTTAAAGCATCATTATAATTTGAACTTGTAATAGCACGTGTTGGATAAGTAATAGCAGCGTTTACAACATTTTCAACTGATGCGCTTGAAGCAATTAAGAAATTAGCTCCATCTGACGTGAATACACTGTTTTCTCTTCCAATAACAACGTTTGTACCGCCTTCTGAGAGTAAGTCGTTATAATAACCTATAACGAGCGAATTAGCGTTCCTATCGTCAATATAATTGTTACCTAAATTAATATTTGTTGTTGGGGTGGCTGTTTCTGTAGTCTCCCAGAATGTACCTGATGGAGATGCTAATACTCCATCTTTCCAAGCAGCTTGATTTATTAATCCATAGTCTGTAATTACTTCACCTGTATTGTAGTTATTATAAATTACTTTTCCATTACCATCTTTTTCACCAATGATAATATCTTCAAAATATTCTTGATCAGTGGTTACTCCACCACCACCACCAGTACTTCCTCCACCGCCTCCAAAACCACCAGGGAATATACCAGGAAATTTAATAACTCGTCTTCTTGGGAATGGATTTGATCTACTTCCTGCTTTAATTAATTGAACTGGAGTTGATAATTCATTTGTTAAACTAGCTCCATCAATTTTATTTATTCTGTAATAAGCACCATCAATAAAGATTTTATCATTTAATTCAATTTGATTAATTTCAACTGGATTTAATTTAACATTTAAAGTAACCAAACGAGCATCAACATCATAAAGCTCATTTAAATAATTAGCCCAGTATTCATAATAAGCATCTCTATATGTTTGAGCATCAACATAACCCTGATGATATTCCCAATGGTTTAAATTACCAAAATGTAAATCTTTGGTTGTTGATGGATTATTATTTGTGTTCCAACTACTATCAGATGGCAACTCACTAATATGGTGAAATACAGGATAATAAGTTAAAGTTTGAATTGAAGGGGTTTCATCAATAACATACCAACTACCTGTTGGTTGAACAACTGTTCCTATTTTAGATACTAATTGACTTGATGATTTTTTACCTAAGTAATGTAATAATCTTGGTTTAAATTTAAGTGGACGTTTTGATCCATTATTATCTGAATAGATTTGAGGTACAATAAAATCATTAGTACCTTCAATATATTTCATAGGAGTAGGAGCAAAAAATGTACCTACTTCTTCTTCACTTTCAGCTACTGTTGTATCAGCTATGTAAGTATATTCACCAAATACTTTATCAAGTTGTTCAATTGAATATCTGTTAAACTCATCTTTATCTTCTTCATCAGAAAAACGAATATTTTTAGGTTGGTCTTGTAGTGGATGAGATATTTCAAATTTAACATTCCTATCAACTTTATCTGTCCAATCAACTACTTTACCAGCTGCTCTCCATTCTTCAAATGGTTCAACACGCAATACATTTTTTCTGTCTTTAACAGGTTCAATTACTAAATTAAATTTTTGTATTAAACCACGTAACCAATCAGATACTGTTTCATCTCCAAAGTTAAGTGAAAAATCAACTTGTTGACCTATGCCACTTTGAGGACCATTATAACATTGAAAATAAGTAGCATTAGTTCCAAATATTTTTAAGTCTTCATTAGTATCTCCAGTAACAAAACTTATTTTAATAGTTATATCATCACCTGGATTTAATTGAACAGATTTCCAATCACATAATATTGTTCCAGCGAAACCACTAGTTCCTATATTTTTTCCTACAGTAGGAGCTTTACTTGCTACAGTAACTCCATTTATATTTAAACTAACAACAATAAATCTAGATGTGTTAGCAGTATTTAAATTATTAATACTATAAAGTATAGATGTTTTAAACGAATAAGCTCCAGGAGTAACAATTGTATATGTTGAAGTACCTGGATCATAAAATCCAGCTGTATCATATACTTCATTACCGTATGTAACTAAAGTAAAAGTACCTCCAGATAAACCAGGAACAATTTGATCAGGTTCAGCATCTTTATCAGCTAAAAATGATGCTGAAGGAGCTAATGTTGTTACTGCTCCTTTTTCTTCATTTGGAGTAGCTAAATAGTAAACAGTATCAAAATAATCTGAATCAAAGAATGAAGATGTATATTCAAAACTTGTATAACGCATTAATGCTTTCCACATTGCATTAACTCGCATAGCTGGTTTGAATTGATCAAGGAACATTGGAGTTCCTATTTGAGTGAATGTTCCAAATTCTCCACCTGATTTTAATAATGAGCCTGCTGTGTCTTCTTTTAAACCATATTCTGCTAATGGATAAACTACATCACCCGGTCTTGGCAAATAAACATTAGGTTGTGTTATGCTAGGATTAGCGGGTAAATCTAAATTCCACGATTGTGAAATATTAGTAAATGTGTAAGGATGGTTCCAACCTGCTCTTAAATTTGTTCCTGAACCACTTACATTAAAATAAGCAAATACTTCTTTCCAAGTTAAGTTTTCAATTTGTGTTTTAAAATTAACTACTTCATCAGTAATAATAACATTATAAATTGTATCTCCATACTGATCAGTTACAACTGAATCTAAGAATATTTTACCATTAAATACTTCATCACCATTCTCTAATACCTGACAAGGATAGGTTTGAGTAAAATATAATTTACCTGTTGATCCTAAATTCCATAAATTGCCAAAATATTCATTATTTTTATTTGTGGCTGGTAATGCTATGTTTTGAGATGAAATACCAAATACTGAAGGTATTTCACCTGCTTCTTTAGCTGAAATGTTTAATAAAAAGTCTTGATCCTGAAATAAATCAAGATCATACTTAACATTATCTTGGTTATATACTCTTAAAATAGTATTCATTATTGTCTTTGACGCTTGTTATTAGCAAGTTGATAAGTTATAACATATTGGAAATTCTTCTGAGTACGTGGGTTACGTTTAGCAACAACTGCTGAATCAACTACTACCACAGGTACAAAATCAGTTCCGTCTTGTATATATACATTGTTAGTCAAGAATAATTCTTGAATCCAATCTGCTTCAGTTTGTGTCAACCAATCACTATTTACAGTTTTAGTTGTAGTGATTTTATTTAATAGTTGATCACGTCCTCTTCTTGATATATCGTAAGTAGCTGAATTAGTATTAGTACTAAATGGTACAAACGTTTGTCTGTATTCAATACGTTCCATACTATTAGTTTCAGATTCAGCTAATGTAAAGTTATAATAATCCCAAGTACCTAATTCATTTTTCCAAGCAAACCTTACAGTATTGTAATCACAATTACCAGTTGATTTATTAAAGATAAAAGTATCAAGTACATAGTTTGTATTTGCGTTTCCTGGTGATTGTTGAGGGTACCAATTAATAACATATGAATTCCAACCAGTAAAATCTATAGTTGGATTATGATCAAGTAAGTTTTGATATCCTACTCCCCAATGTTGTAAACGTGAAGCATCAGATTGACTTGTATATACATCAACCCATTGTTGAGATATATTATCTCTAAATCCTCCATTTGCTGTTATATTGTAAATGTCATAAGTGTCAATTTGATTTCCAGTCCCATTTAAACCATCATACGTTGTAACATTCATCATATATACATCTTGTACTACAGTTGATGAATTAGCATCACCTGATAAATTACCATTGAATAATGATACTGTATGATAATCACCTTCCTGTATGTACAATGTACGAGGTGAGGATGTTAATCCTTTATTAAATGTTCCTGTACCTAATTGTGGAGTAGCAACTTCAGTATAATAAGATGAAGATTGGAAATTCCAATAACCTGAATTAGGCTCAACTAAACCATTAACATCATAATAATAACTTGAACCACTTAATGCTGGTGATCCAGTTACATTGTTTACTATTCCATTGTAAGTGTATACATTACCAAATAAATTATCAGCATATTCCTCACCGAATAATACTTTAAATGATTTAGCGCTTTGTACTGATCCTGTTACTGCTTGAACTTTCCAAATTGGATCAACTTCCAATTGAGTTAAAAGTACTTGACCAATGTTAAATACTCCTTTCCCTGATGGGTTAGGTTGTTGTTTTAGTCTTTGTATTAATGTATTATTTTCATCTTTAATATCACACACAAATTGAAATTGTGCTGCTGAAGATGTAGTTGAAGTCACCACATACAACAAATCAGCATTTGCCATATTCGGTGAGGTTGGTTGTTGATGTAGTGTTATACTCATTGTTGTGGTTTATATTTTTTAAATAACGCGTCGATAGCTGGAATTAAATCATTTGTTAAATCTGAATTTAATACTTCCTGTATAGCTGGTTCAATAAATGGGTATGCTTTTCTTTGGGTTTGACCACGTTTAGCAATTGATGCTGCTATAACATAAGGTAATTGTTTTGCTGTAATTCCTTGTTTAGGTAAAATACCTTGTTTTTTAATCCAAGCTCTAATAGGAGCAATTGGAGGATATTTACCTGCTCTTCTTTCGTGACCATCATTTACCCATTGACCATATTTTAACATTACAAATTCAATGTCACCGTTTTCTGTTACAACAGCTTTAATTGAATCTGATAAACGTCCTGTATTATCGTTATTATTACGTTGTAAAGTAGCCTTCATCTTATCAGCGATTTGATCACCAATTTGTTGAAGGGAATCTCTTAATTCAGGACTGATTGCCATTATAGTTTAGGAAAATTACAATAATCAAGTGTACCGTAAGTGTTTACAGTAATGTTAGCATTCCAACCAGCTATCCTATCGTTAAACGCTTCATATAACGGGCTAATGCTATTTAAAGTGACATATTCGACCTGCTGTACAGAACCTAAGTTAAACCATGAAATAATATCATAAATGTATATTTCACAGTTTGATTGAATCTTTAAAACATCATCATCAGTTAACTTAGGAACGTCCATCATAAAAAATTCAAAATTGAGTGAACGTGCTCCTGATACTCCATTAGGAGATAAAATCATTCCAGTTGACTGAAGTGGTCTTAAGAATGCAAATGGATACTTAACATTCTGGAATACTGAATCTAAACGATCAATACTACCTTCAGCAAACTGATTGATTGCTAAATGTTGATCACAAGCTGTTTCGAATTGGTCAACAATAAATTTATATGATGGAAAATCTGCCATATTATTTCTTTGCTAATGCTGCTCTTACTACTGATTCAGCTACTCCAAATCTAGCACATAAAGCAGCTATATTATGTTTACTTGAACGAGCAATAATTTGTTTCTCCAAATCAGTTAACACTGGAGTTTTTTCAACTGTACCTAATGCTTTACGTTTTGGTATTACTTGTTCTTCTGGGGTTAAATTAGTTTCTTCCATTGTATTTATTTCTTAGTTTATCTTGTTTCTCTAAATTAATTTCAGTTAACATTGATAAATAATTTAAAGCAAATATTATGTTTATGTCTGTAAGGGCTTTATCTCCTGTGATTGATAAGATGGGACTGTTTGCCAATTCATTGAGGATATATAACCAGCCGTAGTGAGCGCTAATGCTCGTTTTATCTTGCTTTCTTTCTTCTTCACTACGTTCGTCTTTAACTCCAATAGTTGGGAAAAGGACGGAATATCGTTTGATAATAAGGTCGCGGTTCCTAAAAAAAAACCCAAAGCACCTAATGCCACTGAAGCTGGAAAACCATCATATTGTTTAGCTCGTTCTTTTCTTATTTCGTTATCATACTTTTCAACATCATAATAGTCAAATCCATTTTCATTCTCTCCACTCAATACTTTAAAGGTTGATTTGGCTATAAATTTAGCTGATTGTAATTTATTTTTAGTTACTGGACGATATAATATAGCCATTACTTCATTAATGTTTTGTTCAATGTTCTTAGCTAAATTATCTAAGTCAATATATTCGTCCATAGTCATTTTATGCATTGGTTTATAACCATACAATTGACCTTCCCATTCAATAACAGGATAAAATTCAGGTTGTACTGATGCTATAAGCTCGTTTAATTTCGCATATACACTTAGTATAAATGAGACTGGATATGACTTAACGGTCTGTATTGTCTCTCCAGTTAACGCACTTATAACAAATAACTTTTGTTCCAAATCGTCAAGTGACTTTAATGTACTAAAGTCCTTATAGTGTTTTACTGTGAAATAGTCTGGTATGTTTATACTATACTCCATTCGTTTAATAAATATTAATTATTTAGATTTATTCTCTTAAAATGAAAGGCTGGCTCCTTACAGAGCCAACCCAGCATATGAAAATGATAAAAACAAAAATGAGCAACGGAGGGGCATAAGAAATAAAAAATGTATATTATGCCAATATTAGTACCTAAAGGTTTTCGTTTTAGCCCCTCCATTGAAATGTTGCTCAGAAGACGATAAATGGCTAAACTCAATCTTCGGATATCAATATAATATCCTCTCCTTCGGATTCCAAGCCTGCATTAATTTCTCTTACATTTTTTGCAATTTCTTCTTTGATGTCACAGAACATCATATACTTAACCATTAGTTCATTTTCCTCAATAAATTCTCTCATTAACTGACAGTCCATTTCTTCAGTTAATACTGGTTGTGTTAAATCTTCTTCAATATTGTCCATAGTAATTATTTTGTTTGTTTAATCCGCCAATGTATATTTTACCAGCGTTACCGAATCCTTTTTTCCTTGATTCATTAGCCATCATCAGAGCCATAACTGTATCATCATTCATTCCAGATGGTGCATTAAAGCTTACTGTACCCGTGTTATTTATTTTGTAAGTATAAGTCGATAACTCGTTGTATAACGCAGGAAATAATGTTTTCGATGCAAGTATCAACTCTCCATTTTGAATGTCGTAAATCAACGTTCTTATGCCTGCGGTCTTTGATTCGTTAGTTGTTGTATAAGGTCTGAGCTTTTTAATGTGCGAATGGAGCACTTCATATACGGGCATGCCTGGTCCATTAATTTCAACGTAGCCGTCAGCAATGTTATATTTCTTAAGACTAGTGACAAATGACTTCCCAATGTCAGCATATGAGGTGCCAGTATAGCGTTCAATATGGGCAAGTCTTCCTCCTTCATCCAGGATGCAAAGAACTGAATAGTCATTTGATAACCCGAGATCAATGCCTGCGTAGTATCTCTTTCCTCGTACAGGTTCTTCAAATCCATCCAATATGCATACTGATTCAACCCCTGTAAATACGTCGTTTGTTGCATCGCTAAATTGTGCTAAATATTCTTGTTTAAAAATCTCAGGTGGTAATGACTTACGTTGTTCATCAATAAATGATTTACTAACAAACGGATTATCACTACTAATACCTTTGAAACTGATATATGTGTTGTTTTGTTCTGTACCTCTTAAGTACCAATGATAAAACCAGTTTTTAGATTTCGGAGTTGAAATCATTAAACATTTTTTACCTATTGCTGTTAATGTTGGTAATACTGCTTCATTGATTGCTTCTTCTTTTATATATGCACATTCGTCAATAACCATATAGTTGAAGCTAAATCCTCGGATCGTGTTATAGTTATCAGTTGATAAAAATTGTAACGTTGATCCATTAACAAATTTAATTGTGAGATCAGATTTATTCTGGTGTGTAATAATTTCGAAAGCAGCATTTGTTATTTCTTGAAATATCTTTTTTGATTGGTTATATACAGGAGTGATCCAAGCACCTTTTTGTTCCTTGTTTTTCAATAACCAGTACAACATTAAGTTTTGAGCAAGTAAGGATTTGCCGAACTGACGACCCGTAGCAACAACACAAAACTTTTGTTCGCTGTCGGCAAATCCATCAATAACCCGTTTTTGTCCTACGTGAGGACTAAATAAACTTACTTGCATTATAATATTTCACTCTGACCAAAGTCAGGATCAAGTTCACTTAATGTGTCACCCCATTTTAAACTAATGTTTCCTTGTACTTTAGCCTCAATTTTTTCAATATCATTACCTGTATATTTTACAATTTGGTCAACTGCTCGTTGTCTGATTTTAGGATCATCATCTGTTAATAAACTGTATAACTGATCCATTGCTGGATCTAACATTTTACTTAATTTGGCTCTCCATCCCTCCTCATATTTTTCTTTAGCTGATGCCCAATATGCACTATATTGTTGTTCACTTTTGTCACCATAATTAACGTGACAATATTCAATCCACTCCTTATATAATATAGGAGTATCATTTTTATATCTTAGATTCAAACAGTTATCAACTCGTTGATCCACTTCAGTATGTGTTAATTTAGTACCTGCCATCTTATATTTTCCTTATATATTTGTTGTATATCCATATATATTATAACGCTAATCGTCTCTTAACAGTTTTAGCATTAATGATATGTTTCCATTTATTAGTTCGATATCTGTCAAGTATTTCATCATAATTAAAAGTATATCCAACATCCTCCATTAAGTCCTTTATTTGAACAGTACCATATCTAATATAAGTTGACATACTATCCACATTGACATATATACGCAATACATTTTTTAATTTACTATTGAGTACTCGTCCTTTAGATGTGATCAAATAATCATCTTCACAATGTGGTATTAATGTATATTCTTCACCTGGAGTCATCATTGCTTTAACCCAGTCTTCATTTTTAACAAAACCATCATCAATTAACATATGTTCAGGATATAATAAGTCATTACTTAATCCACGTTCAATAATGTCCCATGCTTTATCAGCATCAAGATAAATGTATTTTGCTTTTTCTTCAAAGTCAACTACTTTTTTAGGTCGACCTTTTACTTTAGTTTTATTAGCCATATTAAATACCAGTTGGGCCTTTTGGTTTACGTCCTCGTCTTCCCATTACTGATTTAATTTCAGTTATTGGAGGATAAGCAATAGCATCAATTTGAGGCATATATTGACCTAAACGTGAATACCAGGAT